TCTGCTCCAGCAATAACATTTTCTGGTGGTGGTGGTTCGGGTGCAGTCGCCACCGCAAAAATGAGTTCTGGTTCAATATTATTTTGTACTATATCAAATAAAGGTGATAATTACACTACTGATCCAACAGTAACCTTTGGAACTGCATGGAGTGCGTTATCACCAGTATTAATCGGTGAACAATATTTTCATTCTGGAAGATTATACACTGTATCTACTGCTGGTTTTTTTGGCTCAGTGGCACCATCTCATACATCTGGAACAGCAATAAACTCTCCAGCTTTTGCAGCATCAACTGCAGTGACATTAAACAGCACTGTCCATGTTTCTGGTAGATTATATAAAGTTACAACTGCTGGCACAACGCATGCTTCTACTGTTCCGTCACATACTACTGGAACTGTAACTAATGGAACTGCTGATTTATTATATCTTGGTGTTCCCGCTGCATTAACATATGCAGGTGTCCCAGCATCAGGCGAAGTTGCTCGTAAATTTGGAGCTGGTTATGCCGCAGCACCTGCTATTACTATCACTGATGCTGGTCGAGCAGGAACTGCTGCAGCAGAATTATCCTTTCTAACAGCAAAATCTGAAGCAAAATTGCTACCAGTAATTGAGGGTGGTCAAATAGTTGCAGTTATTGTTGAGAATGCAGGTATCGGATATTCAACTGCAACTATTGCAGTTACTGGTGATGGAACTAATGCTGCATTAGCAGCTGATCTTAATATTGGTACAATTCAATCACTTCAGGCAAATAATGAAATTTTAACTTCTCCTGGAACTATTAATGCCATAAAAATTATTTCTGGTGGATATGGTTACGGTGTGGCAGATATTGAAATACAAGGTGATGGAACAGGTGCTACAGCCACTGCTACTCTTGATTCAGCATCTGGGAAAATTACTAAAATTAATATTACAAATCCAGGACAAAATTATTCCTTCGCCAATGTTGTTGTAACAGGTAACGGATATGGAGCCAACCTTAGAGCAATTATGCCTCCTTTTGGTGGTCATGGTAAAAATGCACCAAATGAGTTATTTGCCCGAACTTTAATGTTTTATAGCAATGTATCAACTGACTTAAATCAGGGTGTTTCTGTAAATAACGACTATCGTCAGTTAGGTATTATTAAAAACCCAAATCAGTATAACTCTGACCAAAGATTCCAAGGAACTATTGGCTCAGGATGTTTTATTGTTCAAGCATCAGTTAACACTACGCAATTCCCAAGAGATACTGATGTAACAGTCACAAGAACTATTGGTGGTGATCCTTTTGATAGAAGATATCGTGTGGTGGCTTCTTCTGAGACTAGTGCATTGCTGCAATCATTAGATAACGACATACCGTTAGTCAATGATACTTTTTCAAATGCTGATGGATATACTTTTAGTATAACATCAGTGGGTTCTCCAACCATAGATAAATATTCTGGTCAGTTAATGTTTATTGATAACAAAGCTGGGTTTACACCTTCAGCTGATGAAACAGTTACTTTAAGAACAGTTATCAGATTCTAACATAAATAGATTAGAAACAACTAAAGAGAAAACTACGAATGGCTATTGATTTTAACACCGAACCGTATTACGACGATTTCAACGAATCAAAAAGATTCTTGAAGATTCTTTATCGCCCAGGATATGCTGTCCAAGCACGAGAGTTAACTCAAATGCAGACTATTCTGCAAAATCAAATCTCTCGTTTTGGTGACCATGTATTCAAAGAAGGCTCCATGGTCATTCCAGGTAATATTGGTATTGATACTAAAATTGGATATGTTAAATTAGAAGCAACATATAGTGCCGTTCTTGCCGATACTGTTGTAGCTAAATTTGATGGTTTAATTATTGAGAATGCTGCTGGTGTACAAGCACAGGTAATTTATCACACTGTTTCCTCTGGCGCAGATGCTGCAGCATTTTTTATTCGTTATTTAAATTCTGGTGATAATAATACTACCAAAACATTCTCTAATTCAGATATTTTAACAAACCTTGCAGGAACAAACTCTGCTGGTACTGAAATTACTGCAGGACAATTTACAGTTCAAGCTGCAACATCAGATGCAACTGGAATTGGTTCTATTGCAGCTATTCAACAAGGTGTTTATTATATTAAAGGGCATTTTGTTCTAGTTCCAGCACAAACTATTATCCTTGATAAGTTTACAAATACACCATCTTATAGAATTGGTCTAGTGACTTCTGAGTCTATCATTACTGCAGAAGAAGACGGAACTCTTTTTGATAATGCACAAAATTCATTCAACTATGCTGCTCCAGGTGCTCATCGCTACTACATCGATGCAGTACTAACTAAACTTTCAATAGACAGCACAGCAGATACAGATTTTATTGAACTGCTTCGTACTGGTGGTGGACAAACTCAAAAAATAGTTGACAAATCAGAATACTCATATCTAGAAAAAGAATTTGCTCATAGAACATACGATGAGTCTGGAGATTACACAGTTAAGAATTTTGAAATTGATGTTCGTGAATACAGAAACAATAATCGTAATGCATGGACATCAGGTCGTGTTTATTTAAATGGTGATGTTGTAACCAATAGTGGTTATACATATGTCGCTAAAAATTCTGGAACTTCTTCTAGTAGCACTCCACCAACTCATACTTCTGGACTTGTTTATGATGGCGCAGTTGCAGGTGTTGGTACTTCAGGTATTCAATGGGAATATAATGAAACTCCATACTACAACCGTGGTATCTATACTCCAGGTACTTCAGAAAATCTTGGCACACAACAAGCTAATGAAGCAAAATTAGCAATTGGTTTAGAACCAGGAAAAGCATATGTGCAAGGTTATGAAATTGAAAAACCTTCCACTGAGTATGTAACAGTTCAAAAAGCAAGAGATACTGTGGCAGTTAATAATGCAGTAATTCCAGCCACAGTTGGTAACTATATTTTAGTGACTAATATTAATGGTGCTCCAGGAATCAATACATTAAAACAAGTTACCCTTTATAATAGAGTATCTTCTGCTGTTGGAAATATTGGTGGTCCATCGGGTGCGACTGCAGTTGGTACTGCTCGTGTTCGCTTTATGGAATATCATAATGGAACTATTGGAACACAAACTGCTATCTATAAATTAGGTTTGTTTGATGTCCAGATGATATCTGGATATGATTTTAACAGAGATGTTAAATCAGTGTATCATGTTGGTTCTAGTAGCGATGTAAACTTAAACTTTACTGCTGATATTGAATCTACAACTGCAGTTGGCTCTGGAACATTGGTTCGTTTGATCGGTTCTGCTACAGCTTCTGCATCAACTACAATTACTGGTTCTGGAACATCTTTCCAAACTGTGTTAAAAGTTGGTGATTATATTTTCTTGGGTACTACTTTACGAAGAGTTACTGCAATTGCATCTCAAGTTTCTTTGACAGTAGATGCTTCAACTTCAGTAGCTGGTGTCACAATTGATAGAGTTGAAACTCAATTACTTGAACCAGAAAATACTTCTTTACTGTTTCCATTCCCATACTATGCGATTGAAAGTATAAGCGATACAGTTTACACTGTATATGAAACATTTACTAGTAGCGTTTCTGCTGGTTCAATTTCTATTTCTACTGCATCTGGAACAATGGCTTCAGCTGCAGATCAAGATAACTATACTGTTATTGATACTGATGCAACTTCTGGTGGTGCTATTGTTGCAGCGACTGCAACTCCATCTGGTGCTAATGCCACGATTGCTGTTAGCACAGGATTAAATGGTAGAACTGTTTTTGTTATTGCAGCTGTTAATAAAAGCGGTGCTTCATTAACTCAAAAGACAAAATCATTAGAAGTTAATGCCACTAAAACATTTACTACTGCAGCAACTGCACAACTAACTGAATTAAAACTTGGTAAGGGGGATGGTTACCGTTTGGTTTCGGTTAAAATGAAATCTGGGACATTTGCATCTCCAGGTGCTACATATTCTATTGATATTTCAGATCGTTTTATCTGGGATGATGGGCAAAGATCTACTCACTATGATCAAGCACGATTAATTCTTAAGAATTCATATGCACCACCAGAAGCACCTATTGAAGTAACATTCGATTACTTTACTCATGGAACTGGTGACTACTTTACTAAGGATTCATATCCTGCATCTATTCAATATGGTGCTTTACCGTATTTCCAAGGCATTCCTTTAAGAGATGTTATTGACTTTAGACCAAAAATAGATGATGAAGGTACAGGATATACTGGCACAAACCCATCTGTAACATTATTACCGAAGCGTGGTATTGATATCACAACTGATTTTTCATACTACCTAGCAAGAAAAACTAAAATTGCGGTAGACTTCGGTGGTAATTTCTTTGCTATCGATGGTGTGTCATCTTTAAATCCAGGTGAACCATTAGATCCAACTCTTGGTTTGGTTCTTTATAAACTAACACTAGAGCCATACACATTTGGAACATTAAGCAATAATGTTCAGATTAATAGAATTGATAATAAACGATACACTATGCGTGATATCGGTAAATTAGAAAAACGAATTGACAATCTAGAATACTACACTTCATTATCATTACTAGAACAACAAACAGAATCTTTAAACATTATCGATGCTAATGGATTAGATAGATTTAAAAATGGATTTATTGTAGATAATTTCTCTGGACATAACACAGGTGATTCTGCATCCCCTGACTATTTGTGTTCTATTGATATGGAAAGAGCAGAACTTCGTCCATTCTATACAATGCAGAATGTGAATTTAATTGAAGCTGTCTCTGCTGATAGTGATCGCACTGCTGCAAATTACAAATTATATGGTGATGTTATAACATTACCAGTTGTTGATCATCTACCAATAGTTAAGCAAACATATGCTTCTCGTTTAGAAAATATTAATCCATTTGCTGTATTTACATTCCTTGGTCATGTAAAAATTAATCCATCAACTGACGATTGGTTTGAAACAGATCGTCGTCCAGACTTAGTTATTGATATTGAAGGTAACTTTAGTACAGTTAAAAACCTTGCTGAAAAAGCAGGTGTGCTTGGATCTGTATGGAACGCATGGCAAACTCAATGGACTGGTGCACCTATTAGTACTGGTGCAGTAGTATACACATTTGGTGGTAACTGGGCAGCTGGTCAAGGAGATGTCCGCTTATCGCAAGCAGAAGTTCAAGCAAGATTTGGTATTAATGATTGGGGTAATGCTCGTCAGATTACATCTGAAACTACTGCAACTCAAGTTGGTCAATCTAGAACAGGTATTAAAACTACTATTGTCGAAAAAATTGATAGACAGGTTGTTGGAGATCGTATTCTTTCAACTGCAGCTATTCCATATATTCGTTCAAGAAACATTCTTGTTCAAATTCAAAAGTTAAAACCAGGTACTCGTTTCTATCCATTTTTTGATGGTATTGATATTTCCGCCTATTGTACACCAGCATCTAAAATTGAATATGTTCCTTCTGGAGCAACTGCTGCAGCAAAGTTAGTGACTCATAATAAGTTTGATATTGAGACTAATGTTGGCTCAAATGCAACAGCTGCATCTAGAAGAATTGCTGGTGATTCTCAAGTTTGTTTAAATCGTGGTGATATTATTACTGGTGGAACTTCTGGAGCAACTGCTGTTGTAGTGGGTAGAGAATACAATCCAGATGCTAATACATATGCATTATTTGTGGTTAATATTCAAGGGACATTCTCAACAAGCGAAACAATCACTGCATCAAATCCATTAGGTTTTGCATCTGCAGCTACTGGAGTTGTTGGAACAGTTACCACTAAAGCACTTGGTAGTACTTTAATCTCTAATTTCAATGGTGATTTACAATTACTGTTTAACATTCCAAATAATGATTCATTAAGATTCCGTTGCGGAAGTCGTGAATTAAAATTAGTTGATGTTACTACTGCAAATGGTGCTTTTACTTCTCGTGCTAGAGAAAACTATCGTGCAGAAGGTGTTCTTGAAACTAAACAAAGAACAGTGCATGCAGTTCGTAATGCAGAACTAGCACAAGAGCCACTTGCAGATAATCAAGTTATTACTCAAACTTCTGAACGAGTTGTTGCTGATACTGGTTGGTGGGATCCACTGGCACAATCATTCTTAATCGAACAAAAAGGTGGATGTTTCTTATCTAAGGTTGATGTTTTCTTCTCAACTAAAGATACATCAATTCCTGTTTCATTAGAGATTCGTGAGGTTGTTAATGGATATCCAGGAAAACGAGTTCTTCCATTCTCTCGTGTAACTTTAAAACCAGAATATGTAAATATTTCTCCAAACACAGTGCTACTCGATGATGTTGATGTTAATTCTTATGATACGGCAACTACATTTACTTTCCCAAGTCCAGTGTATGTTCAAGAAAATACTGAGTATGCGATTGTTCTTTCATCAGATTCTAATAACTATAAAGTTTGGATTTCTCAAGTTGGTGATTTAATGCCTGGAACTGCTCGAACTATTTCTGAGCAACCATATCTTGGTTCATTGTTTAAGTCTCAAAACGCTTCTACTTGGACAGCTGATCAAACTCAAGATTTGAAATTTACGATTTATCGTTGCCAGTTTGCAACTGGTGTTAACTCAAATATTCAATATCAAAATGATGCTTTACCACAAGTTACTTTAGGTCGTGACCCATTTGAAACTAAAGCTGGTGTTGCTAAAGTTCGTGTATATCACCAAAATCATTGTATACCATCTGGTTCCTTTGTGACTATTAGTGGTGTCAGTGCAAATGTGAATGGTATTGCCTTTGCTGGATTTAACACAACTCATACAATTAGCGATGTTGACTTAGATAGTTATTGTATCACTCTTGGTTCAAGCGCAACTGCATCTGGATATAGTGGTGGTTCTGCAGTTAAGGCTACAAGACATCTTCAGTTTGATGCAGTTCAACCATTAGTTCAACTACAATCATTCTCTGAAACTCCAATAGCGTTTGGTATAAAAGGTACTAGTGGTAAATCTGTGGATTCTACTACACAAGCAGCTTATACTCAAGATGCTAATTATATCGGTGTTCTTGCAAATGAAACTAATTATTTTGATTCACCAAAAATGATTGCATCGGAACAGAATGAGGCAAATTCAGATCTATCAAATGGTCTAAATGGTGCCAAGTCAGTTAAATTTAACATTGTTATGAGCAGTTCAAATGATGCTTTATCTCCAGTAATTGATACTCACAGAACAAGTTTGATTACTATTAGCAACAAAGTTAATCAACCCACAGAAACTAATTTGAATGTGGCTTCTTTAGATGCTAGTGTAATATTAAGTAACGCTACTGGTGTAACTGTTTCTGGTAGCACTATTACTACTTCTACTCAAAATGATGCGTTTAAAACTGCGACTGTTGGTAAGTATCTAACTATCGCTGGTGCAAGTTCTGGAACAAGCACTAAGTTGATAACTGCAGTTGCTGCAGATGGATCTTCTATCACATTCGATTCTGCTGTTACAGCAATTACTGGTAATGCTACATTAACTCAAAGAGAAAGATTTGTTGCTGAAAATGCTCCGTTGGAAAGTTCTACATATAGTAAGTATGTAACTAAGAGAGTTAATCTGGCAAATCACTCTAATTATCTAAGAGTTAAATTTGCAGCTAACATTCCAGCTGAAGCATCTATTGAAGTTTGGTATAAAACTAATATTGTTGGTTCTAATACACCATTTGAAAATGCTTCTTATCAGCAAATGACAATAGATGCTGCAGTTCCAACTTCATCAAATGCACAAGATCAATTCTATGATGCTTCTTATTCACTGGATGATTTAGTGGCTTTTGATGCTGTTCAAATTAAGATTGTTATGAAGTCTTCAAATAGTTCTCAAGTACCAAGAATTAAAGATCTTCGTGTGCTTGCCTGCGTATAATGAAAGGTTTTGTTAACATACAAAATAAGGATGGTCTCGTGAGAGACCTATCCAGTGGTGCAGTAATAAATACAAATAGAACTGAATATGAAAACTATTTGCAAAGAAAAACTGCATCCAAAGAATTAAATCAACAAATTAAACAAAATGCTGATAAGATTGAAAAGATTGAGTCAGATGTAACAGAGATAAAAGAGATGCTCGCAATGCTTATTAAGGGTAAACAATAATGGCAACAATCGTACTTCGCAGTGTAAAAGGCAGTCCGCTAACGATTGCAGAGGCAGACGCTAACTTTGATAACCTAAACACTGAGGTTGGGACAAAATTAACTGCCACTAACTATACTGCATCTGATGTTCTTACAAAGATTAAAACAGTTGATGGAACAGGTTCTGGTTTGGATGCCGACTTACTGGATGGTTTAAACACTAGCGTTAATGATACTAGTGGAAATTCTGTTGTGATTAGATCTTCTGGTAATTTTTCTGCAAATATTATTACTGCTAATTTGGTTGGTAATGTTACTGGTAATGTTACTGGTAATCTAACTGGAACTGTGACTGGTAATGCAACTAATGTTAGTGGTGTTGTTGCTATTAATAATGGTGGTACTGGTGCTACGACTGATACTGCAGCAAGAACTGCTCTTGGTTTAGGAACCATGGCTACACAAGCTGCAAATAATGTTACTATAACTGGTGGTACAGTAACGCTAACGACTGCTTTGGCAATTGCTTCTGGTGGTACTGCAGCTACATCTGTAAATCAAGCAAGAACAAACTTGGGTTTAGTTATTGGTTCTGACATTCAACCATTCTCTAATAATTTAACAGCACTAGCAGCTATAACTACCCATGGCTTCTTTGTTAAAAATACCGCAGGTACAGCATTAACAAGAAGCCTTGCAGCTGGTACTAATATTTCTATCACTAATGGTGATGGAGTCTCTGGTAATCCAACAATTACTGGTTCTTCAAATCCATCTGTAGATTATATCGTTAAAACTGGAGCTAATGGTTCTGGTGATATTGGTCAATCTGCAAATAGATTTGCTGTAATTTATGGTACTTCTACATCTGCTCGCTACGCTGACTTGGCAGAAAAATATCTTGCTGATGCCGAATACGCAGTTGGTACAGTTGTGATGGTTGGTGGTGATGCAGAAGTTACTGCTGCATCTTGGGGTAGTCGTGCCATTGGTGTTGTATCTGCTAACCCTGCATACATTATGAATGATGACCTAGAAGGTGGTACTGCTATCGCTCTTAAGGGTCGTGTTCCAGTTCGCATTATTGGAGCAATTCGTAAAGGCGATCGAATCATCGCTTCTGCTGGTGGTTTAGCTTCTGCTGGTGTTGCACATTCAAATGATGTTATTGGTATTGCTTTAGAATCAAACTCAGACATTTCTGAAAAATTAGTTGAATGTGTAATTTTATAATGATTCATGATAACTCATCCAATTGTCTTTCATAAGACAAATGTATCTCTTTCAGATATACTAATCCCAAAAGACTTAGTGGTCTATCTTAAGACCACTGAGACTTGTCAACTTAACTGCCAACACTGTTTTACAAATGGTGTTAATGGCAAAAAGATATACTTTAATCCCCATAATACTGTAGAGTGGTTTGAACGACTCCACGAGGAATGCCCATCTTTTAATGGTGGGAATATTACATTTCATGGAGGAGAGCCATTCCTTGCTCCGCTAGATGATATGTACTATGTCTGGGATAAGGTTTCTAAACTATTTTCAAATCTTAACTGGTCGTGTTCGACTAATCTCTGTTTTAATTTAACGGAAGACCACATGAAGTTTTTCAGAACTGTTCTAAAGAATGGATTCTGCACTTCTTGGGATAAGGGTATTCGGTTTGAGAATGATAAACAAGAAGCACTCTGGCGAAAGAATTTACAAACTCTAGTAAACGCAGGGCATAACATCACCCTAAACATTAGTCTGAATAAACAATTAATGGAAATGGATACCACTGAGTTAGTTCTATGGCTCAATACTCTAGGTGTTAATTGGGTGCAGTTTGAACGACTAACCCATGATGGCTCGGCTCTGGTAAATACCCATATATTTCCTGCAAATAAAGATCAAGATGACTGGTTTGTTAGAATGCATGAAACCTATCAGACAATAAAACCTAAATATAAAGATGTCCTCTTGGAAGGTGTATATTCTTCTTTGACTAAAGGTATACATGGTGGGGTTCGATGTAGAGATTGTGAGCAAAAAATCTTTACGATTAATGCCGACGGAACTGTGGCTGGTTGTCCAAATGCTGCAGTTGGTAATGGATTTGGAGATATATTCCAACCTATTAGAACTCTACTGTCCGCCAGAGGAAGAATAAATAACATTACATGCGAGATAGAAAGAGACCCTCGTTGCTATACCTGTGATGTATTTGATATCTGTAATAGCGACTGCCATCAATTGAAGTGGCAAGGAGATATCTGTGCAGCACCGAAAACACTAATGCAAAGGTTAAAGAATGACAACAGCTGGCGATAATATAACGAAAGCGAACATCGTTGAAGCGATGGCAGCGTTATCGAGCACATATAATACTGGTATTGTGTGGCATAGTACTAATCAACCCTTTCAAACAGATATTACTGGCGGTGGTGCTGGTGGTTATTCCCATACGCTAGAAAGTGATATTTCCGATACTAATATAACTGCTTCTACTCTGACTACAAATTTTAGAGCATACGCTAGATTATTATCTAGAATTAGAATCGTTCGATTATTAAAATGGTATCAAATTCAAGGTGATGTTAGAGCGTCATTATCATCTGATGCTTCTAACATAACTAATTTAAGTGCAGCATATGACGCTGTAGCATTTGATGTATCATTAGCTGGAACAACCCCACCATCAGCAGATGGAACTGTTTCTGCTTCTGAATTAGACGCATTTGTGGCATCATTATCCACTGCAATTAGTACCAATAGAAATAGTCAAGTCACTATTGAAGAATTTTATTGTCATAGTAATTGTCATGGATCTTGCCACGGAAGCATTTAATGTACACTATACCATTTGATTCTGAAACTTTAAGAAGTATTATAACAGGAGATATTAAATCTCCTGAAATTGATTATGCTAATTCAAAAATTAAAGCTAAAAACTTTGTTACATATTTGAGTAACTTAAAGTACGAATCTTTAAATATTAATTTAACAGATGTATCTTTCGAAGAACGATCTGAATTAGTTTGTGAGTTTATTAAACACAATTCAACTTGTCATATTAATCAATTAGAAGCAACTGTAATTAAATGTTTGTTTTATTTTAGAGGATACGATTTATCTTTGGTTGATAAATCAGAAGATGATAAAACAGTTCTAGAACAATGTATTTTATCTAATGATGAAGTGCAACAATATGTAGAACAGAACAAAGATTTAATTAAACAATTATCTGAAATATTGGATGGTGTTTTATTATATGCAATTAAAAACCTAAATGTATATAAAGAAGAGCAGGGTGATTTTATTACAAATAATATTGTCACTGAAAAACAAGACATTGGAAAAACATTTGTAAATTTATTTGATAATATAACATTCAACTGTCACTATTATAGTTCTGTTCCATCGTTTGATAACATAAAGTATTTCGACCACTATTTTGATAGACCGATTTACTCAGGTAAAACTCTGATTAACTTTATAACATCGAAGAACTGTTTTATTTTTCCGTTGTTAAGAATTATGTTAGAAACACCATTAACCACTGAACAATTTCAATCTATCTACGAAGAGACAAATGCTACATCTCTATAATTCTTGTTATGTCTACCCAGACGCAATGTTTGATCCTTCCACTGATTATATCGTGGTTGGTCAAAAACATGCTATTTTAGGCACTCAAGTCGAAAATAGTTTTTACTATAATAATGTAGCAGTAAAGCAGTGCTTTGGTCGATTCGCTACCTATGAAGATTTTATTAATAGTAATCTAGTTGAACCAGTCTGCAGTAATAAAGAGAAGTTTATAATCTATTGTGATGATGAAACACTAGTCAAGTTTTTTACTGCAAAGATTAAATCGCATATCTTTAATTTTGACGAATCTTTATTCCTTGAGTTTGCAAAACTATTTGGTGTTCGTTTAAAATTAAAGTCAAAACTAATTGACTCTACTAATAAACAGATTATTAGCGATCTTGGTGATAAGTTTATTGATTTAACCGCACCGTCTTCAGTTGATAAATTTCCAATGTCTCAATATTGGATTTGGGAAAACGCAGGAATTGAATGGAAGATAGCTAATAGAAAATGTGGTGTTCCAAATAACTATGATGGTATTTTAAAAGCACTTATCAATCGTTATGTATATTCATTCTTTGGTGATGCAAGACAATGTTACCTATCCAGAAAAGAAGATGGCTGGGCAACAGATCCATTTAACCAACAATTTAGAACAGTTATTTCCATGAAAGATTTATACATGGAAATGAGAAAAGATAGATCTATTTTTACAGATTCTTTAATTTTAAAGTTTTTTGAAGATGGTGTTACTGAAGAATTCATAAATGACCCAAAATTTTTATTACTACTATCCAGTGATAAAGTAGACACTTGGTTGCTTAGATGGCTACTTAAATTACCACAATCAAAAATTACAAATTTGGGTTTAATAGCATGATATACCTATTCGACAATTGTTACCTATCAACTACAAATAGTATTCTTGAAAAGAGCAAACAAGTTTGGATAGGTTCACACCCAAAACTATCCAGTGATTCTATGGTTCATCTTACATATGATATTTTACATTCATATGAAGAGATCGATGACGAACAACTTGATACCCTATTTAATGAGATTCATCAAGATCACTCAAATACAAAAACTATAATCTATTGTGATACTAAGAACTTTATGTATGTGTACTCATACTTCTTTAATGGTGTTCTAGAAACTAATGCAGTTAAAGAGTTATATTCGTTCGACAGACTAAAAGAGAATTACAGAATTGGAACATTCACAAATAGAGATGTTGAGTTTGTTGAGTTACCAAAAACCCTAAAGACTACTGATACTGCATCTACATTCTCATCTACATTGACATATACCAGAGTTGAAATTGCGTTTGCAAACTCAGTTAGAGGTGACGAAGACGCATTGGATTATTGTACGGATCGTGTCAATGAAATGTATGATGGATCTCCAGGATTTTGGGTAAAATACGCTGAACAATCTCTTCCAGCTATTATGTCTGATTCAGAGTTTACCATAGAGAATTTGACTAGTGATGCATATCGAGAAGAATATCTTGATCAGTTTAAAGTTGACGAGTTTCTACCAAATACTGTTGTTCCAATAGTTAAAGATAAATTTGGATTTGACTATCACAAACACTTCTTCACAATAGTGAACAATAGTGAAGAATACCAAGATATTCTAGATCCTGTTTTAACTATGACTAAATCTGAGTTTGTTAGAACTCGTTTACTAAATCCTGAGATTGCTATAGAATTTCAATTACTATTTCCGAACTACTCTAACTTTGATTCCGTTAATCCTATTTTCTGGAACACGATTCTAAAAAACCAAAACAATACAGCATGGCTTAATAAGTATAAAGTGAAAAATGGAACTTATAATCAAACCCACGGAACTGTGTAACTTTAAGTGTTCGTTTTGCTCATCGACTAAAATCGTAGAAGACAAAGCCAGTACACTTAATCTTCAGCATGTTTTTGACTTTCTAAAAAGATTCCCAAATACAAACACAATTATCGTCAATGGTGGCGATCCATTGATGGTGAAACCAGAATACTACTTTGCAATTCTGCAGTATATTGAGGAACACAATCTCCAAACAACAATAGGTTTAACGACCAATCTCTGGGCATTCTACAAGAAACCAGAGATGTGGACACCTTTGTTCAAACACCCAAGAGTCGGAGTCACCACAAGTTTTCAATATGGGTTTGGTCGTAAGATTAATGAGAATCGAGTCTATACTGAAAAAGACTTTTGGGATGTTAGTGATTTATTCTTAAAAGAGATTGGTTATCGTCCAGGTTTTATTGCAGTTATCTCTGAAGAGAATGAAAAGCATGCAATTAAACATGTAGAGTTAGCCAAGAAGATGGATGTTCAATGTAAACTCAATTACGCTATGGCTTCAGGCGAACAGGATAAACCATATCGCCTAAGTAAAATATATGAAGCATACATAGAAATATACGAGAAAGATCTCTGGCATTGGGAATTCAATACAAAACAGATGATGACTCGTCTGAACAATATTGCCAATGTTTGTCCTCAAGCAAGAAATTGCGATGACCACATTAGAGCATTGAATCCAGAGGGTGATTACTACTCTTGTGGAGCGATGGGTGATGATAAAGAATACCCTATTAACTTTGTAAAGGAAGTTAAAGAAGGTGGTTTTATTACACCACTACAAAATGCCCCAGAGTTATACTCTTTAAAAGATGAGTGTATCGGTTGCCCAATGTTTGCAATTTGTAATGGTTGTAAGAAAACAATTAAAGATTTAAAACACCATGATATGGTTGAAGAGCACTGTGTTCATATGAAACAGTTGGCTCCAAGAATTATTAAAATAAACAGTGAAACAGATTATGTTGAAGCAACTCAAAAAATCCATAAGAATCTCGTTTCTTAATATTGACCTTCGTGTTCCAATTCAAAGGTTGCCAATCAATTGGTTAAACTTTAAGAACTACTACACTAAACATGGTAAATATTCAGATAGAGTTATCTGGGAAAAACCAATCCTTAATTTAGAGGGATGGACATTTGAGCAGATTGTAGATTATTACGATAAGCAAGAGTCGGACATCTATGCATTCTCCAGTTATCTTTGGAGTCATATGGCTATTATGGCTGTGGCTGAAGAACTAAAGAAGCGTAATCCAAATCGTATTATTCTACTTGGTGGACCACACCTTAACATTACGCATAATAATCTTGGATGGTTTATTAGACATAAATTTGTAGATGCTATCTGTGAGCCAACAAGTTACGGTGAGTGGTTTATTACTGACATCCTTGATCAATTTGTAGAAGGTGATATTAACTACAAAGAAGTTTCGTTTGCAATATACAAAACTGGTCGTGGTAAAAGTCCAAATAAGATTGATTTTGATTTTCCCTCAAGTTTAATTGCAGGTAATGAAGACATTCTTTTTGAATGTAAAAATCTTGCCATGGACAGGAATGTACCTTTAGTTTTACCGATTGAATTGACTCGTGGTTGCCCATACGAGTGTGTGTTCTGCGAGTGGGGTGGTGGTATCGGTGGTAAAGTTATTCGTAAATCTTTGGATATGATTAAAGAAGATTTGGATTGGATACCACAGATTGGTATTGAACAGATTCAAATCCTTGATGCAAACTATGGAATATATTTGGAAGATGAAGATGTTTCCAAATATATTGAAACGATTAAAGGATATTCAGGTTTACCCAACCATGTAGAAATATATGGTATGACAAAGTCTAAACAGGAAAGACGATGGGCAACTATCGAGCCATTGGCAAGAGCCAAAGTAGTTGAACGATACAAACTTAGTTTGCAAACTTTAAATAACGAAGTCCTTAAGAATATTAAACGAACAGATATTCCTCGTGAGAAAGATTTTGAGTTTGCTCAGTATCTTTTTGATACTTACGGAATTCGTTCTGACTTTGAGTTTATGATGGGTCTTCCAGGTTATACTCGAAATGACTTCTATGATGAAGTTGATATTCAGTATGAGTATGGTTACAATTTAGAGAGATACCTTTGGTTATTCTTACCAGACTCTCCTGCATATTCTCCTGATTATATTAAAGAACATAATATCAAAACAGAAAAAATCTGTATTGGTAAATCAAGAATGAATAGCTATGCGTTTGACGATGTGAACACCTTTGGAGATTATCACATATCTGCAGATCCAAAGTTTACATCAGATGTAGAGTTTGTGGTAGAAGCAAATGGATTCACAAGAAAAGACTTCACAGAGTTTTTCTTTATGAATTATTGGATCCTTGAGAATGTTTCCATGATAGGGTTTACAGACTTAATTGTAAAACACAATATAGAAAATGGCAAGCTAAAAACTCCTTCGTTAATCTTTAGAAAGATTTATGAGAAGATAATTTCTCCCTCTACCAACAATTATGTTTTGGCAATGAAAAACTTAAACGACCAGATGCAGTATCTAATGGATGGTAACAGAAAAGAAGTTGTAGACTACAAACAATTCAACTTACCCTTCACCGATGTATCTGTAGATTTTTCTTATATCTACAAATCTTGCGTTTATGTATTTGAACAAGAATATATTGAGTTTTTATGTTCTGTGGGTGAAGACTTAGGACTTGATGTTCCAGATGATATTATTAAACAGTTTAAAGAATCACTGAATAAATATAGAGACTCAATCTCTCCAAAATACGATAAAACCTATCAGATAAGAACATACTACGAAAACTTTATTAATGAGAAATATAGAAAATTTAGTTGAACAAGTAAATAGAATTCCTCATCTGCCGTTGAATTTTACTTATGATGCTGCACGGATTGAACAAGAAATCCGTGAGTGTCCATTTCCATTGATGCCTTATGCTGCAACAATGCAGGAAAATCATGGACATGAGAAAAGTAAGTGGAACAATCTATCTTTGTTTAGTTACAATGGTGAGATTTTCTGCGATCGTTTAGAAGGTGCTGGTCCAGGTGAGTTAGAAAGAATCTGGGGACATTTTCAAAAAACTGGTTTGTCTGAATATCTTCCATACACTTATGACATAGTTGAAAAACTGGGTGGTGGTAAAGCGTTAGCAAGAATTGAAGAGATTCTTCCAGGAACTGTGATGGGGTGGCACAATCATGTGTTTGAATTATTTCACCCTAAAACTATGATGATTATTCAGTTGCCCATAACTATGCCGAATAAGTTTAAATATTCTGTTATTGCAAATGAAGAGTATAGAGGGATGGATTTTGGTATCAGTAATCCAAAGGTATATGAGGCTACCTATATTCCTGGAACTCCAGTTGTGTTCAATGCTTATCATTACCACAATGTGTTTAATTTTGATGAAGATGGAGTTAGATTGACTATTCGTTTCTTTGCAGATCTTAGAGATGATTTAGTTTATGATTTAGTTGAAACTGCGGTGAATGCTTATGATGGAGAGTACATTGGATAAGTTAAATGAAATCGCGCACCTACCCTTAGGTATTGAATTTAATCATAATCTAATTTTGCAGGAAATAGAAAATCTACCCTACAAGTTAGAAGGATATCGAAGTTCATTATCCTTTGATAAAACCATGCAACTTGATGACTTAAATAAATGGGATTCAATAGCATTGTATAGCACAGATGGTACTGTTAGCTCAAATCCAGCTGAACCTTGGAGCGGAGATTTTGTTAAAACCGATGCCATAAAACTATGTCCGTATTTAGATAGTGTTTTACAGTCTGTTGGTGGTGGTGAGTTATTGGCTAGGATTGAGGTATTTTCTAAAGGTGGATCTGCAGGGTGGCATAGCCACGCTAAAGAAGCAGGACAACCTAAGTGGATATCAGTCTGGAATCTTCCGATAGTAATGCCAAAAGAGTCTAAATTTAGTCTTATAAGTTATATGGATTATAGGGGTTCAGACTATACAAAACCAATTAAGGTATTTGAAGAGTGGTATAAACCTGGAAAAATTTACTGTCTAAACAGCTATCACTACCATAATGCATTTAATTATGGCGATGAACCTATGATTATGGTTCGTTTTTATGTTGATTCTAGGAAACCTCAAGTTAGAGGTATTTTAGAATCATCTATAAATAGGTATGAAGGAGAATATATGCAAACTTACGAACAGTATTGTAATACTCCTAAATAATAAATAAATTGTAAAACCCATAGGAACAACCATAAATGGCTTCGATTACAACTAGAGAAACAGGAACTACTGGCACAGGTGGTGTCACTAGGAAAAATCTCCCTCTAACAAACGCTGAAATTGATAATAATTTTATTAGTTTAAACACTGATAAATTAGAAGCATCGTATACAGGTAATTCTAATCTTGTTACTTTGGGTACAGTTACCACTGGTACTTGGAGTGCGACGACTATTGCCACTACTAGAGGTGGAACTGGACTAACAAGTTTCACTAATGGTGGTGCAGTTTATGCTACTAGTACTTCTGCTCTAACCACTGGTACTTTACCTATCGCTTCTGGTGGTACTGGTATTACTACAACACCAAGTAACGGAACTCTTTTAATTGGTAACGCTAGTAGTGGATATACTTCAGCTACTTTAACAGGTTCTACAAATAGAATAACTGTTACCAATGGTAGTGGTTCAATTACTATTGCAACTCCACAGGATATTGGTACAACATCAAACCCACAATTTGGTTCTTTGGGTATTGGTGTTGCAGCTTCTGGAACGACTGGTGAAATTCGTGCTGCGAACAATATAACTTCTTGGTATTCTGACGAAAGATTAAAAACAAATATACAAATTATTCCAAATGCTTTAGAAAAAGTTATGTCACTCCGTGGAGTAACTTTTAATGCAAATGAGATTGCTGAGTCGTTTGGATATTCTAGTAAAGAAACTCAAGTTGGAGTTTTGGCTGGTGATGTAAAAATAGTTCTTCCAGAAGCTGTTAAACCTGCACCATTTGACTTAGTTAGAATTGATGAAAATACGGAAATTTCCCGATCTGGTGAAAACTACCAAACTGTTCAATATGAAAAACTTGTTCCATTATTAATTGAAGCTATTAAAGAACTTAATGAAGAAATCAAAGTATTAAAGGGGAGAAAATAATTGGCTAATACAATATTAGGCGAACACGCTACAACACTTCCTTCCAGTGGTACTCGTCCAACTGCAGAAGCAGGAATGTTGCGACATAGTAGTTCTAATACATCTTTAGAATATTATGACTCAGTAAATTCTGCATGGAGAAATAGTGCTATTCATTCTGCAACTGCTCCTTCTAGCCCAACCAATGGTATGATTTGGTATGATACAACTGTTCATGCATATAAAAATTATAGTAGCACAGAAGCAGCTTGGTACTATATGAGCAATCTTGTGTTAGATGGATCTAGTTCTGCAAAAGCTGCACAATATGGATCAGAAATTATTGCACTGAAGGGTGGATCATTCACTCCAGGATTATATTGGTTAACTGGTAAAACTTCATCTGCACAATCTGCAAGACAAGTTTATGTTAATTCTGACGGATGGATGTTATTCTATCGTCATGCTGGCACTGGTGGATCATACAATCCAACATACGAAATTGTTGGAGACAGCTTAGGTGAAGCAGCTGTAGGTACTCTCAATTCTCCAACGCAAGGTTTGACTGATTCTGGTTCTAGTACTACTGCTGGTTCCAGAGGAATGGCTCGTTTATCCACTGCTTTTGTTAGAGCACTCGGTGGAGAAAGTGCTACTAATAATGTTATTTGGATGAATTGTGGTGCAAATACTGCATACATTACTGATGCTCAATGGCATGCCACATCTACAACTTCAGATAACTATGGCTGGGATGATTCAATTAGTTTTGGAACTACATATTCAGGAAGAAGAAGCATCACTGGATATAATACTACCCAAAGCAGCAGACCACTATGCACTTATCCATATGGGGGAAATTTACAATTAATTCCATATTATGAGGGGAACAGTTATTCTGGTGGATATGATGGTGGCTGGCATGTAGCGACAACTATTTGGGTTAGGGAGTATTAAAATATGCCATTAACAAAATTATTAGAAGACGCATTAGTTTTACCAACAAGTAGTCAAGCAACAAGACCAACTGCTGAAGCTGGAATGGTTCGTCATAATAGCACTACTGGTTCTATTGAGTATTATGATACTACAGCTGCAGCATGGCTTCAATATGCTCCATTTAGTGCTACCGCTCCAAGTAGTCCAGCTGCTGGGCAGATGTGGTTTGACACAACAGCTAATGTTTATAAAGAATGGAATGCAACAGATAGTATATGGTATACTGTGACTAATGCACCTTTAGATGGATCCACAGAAGCAAGAGCAGCGCAATATGGATCAGAAATTATTGCACTGAAGGGTGGATCATTTACTGCTGGTCGTTATTGGTTAACTGGTAAAACTTCATCAGGGCAATCACCACAGCAAGTTTATGTAGATGCAGATGGATGGATGTTATTTTTTAGAATGGCAGGTACTGGTGGTACTTACAATAGCACTTATGAATTTATTGGTGACAATTACGGGGAAGATGCAATCGGAACATTGTATAGTCCATCTCAAGGATTGACTGATACAGGTTCTAGTACTTCAGCTGGTTCACGAGGTGTAGCAAGATTATCCACTGCTTTTGTTAGAGCACTTGGAGGAGAAAACGCAGCAACTAATGTTATTTGGATGAATTGTGGTGGAACTAACGCATATATCACAGATGCTCAATGGTATGCCACAGCTGCATCAACTGCTCCTGATAATTTTGGCTATGACAGTTCCATTAGTTACGGATCTTCATATGCTGGAAGAAGAACTTATACTGGTTATGCCACTGGTGAAACTGCTAGACCACTTGGGACTTATCCAGGAAATATCTACACTATCCCTTACTATCATGGAAATGGTTTCTCTGGTGGATATAATGGTGGCTGGCATGTATCAACAACCATTTATGTTAGGGAATATTAAAATATGCCATCAACTACACTAAAAGAATTTGGAATGGTCTTACCGACTAGCAGTACTGCTAGTCGCCCAACTGCAGCTGCAGGAATGGTTCGTCATAATAGTTCTACAGGAACGATAGAATATTATAATGGAACTACATGGTTAACCAATCCAATTTATTCTGCGACTGCTCCAACTAGCCCCACACCCTATGATGGTATGCTTTGGTATGACACTACCAATAAAGCTACAAAACATTATGATAGTGCGTCTGCTGCATGGGTTTCATTGCCGAATGTACCTTTAGATGGATCTACTCAAGCAAGAGCAGCACAATATGGTTCTGATATTATTACACTAAAGGGTGCATCGTTTACTGCTGGATTATATTGGTTAACTGGTGCACCTGGCTCTTTGCAAACTGCGCAACGAGTCTATGTTGATACAGATGGGTGGATGTTGTATTATCGTCATGCTGGCACTGGTGGTAGTTTTAATGGCACATATGAAATTCTTGGAGATACCTTGGGTGAAGGTGCAATCGGAACTTTAAATTCTCCAACACAAGGTTTGACTGATTCTGGTTCTAGTACTATTTCTGGATCAAGAGGTGTAGCAAGATTATCTACTGAATTTGTTAGAGCACTGGGTGGAAATAGCGCATCTGGTAATGTGTATAGACATGTAACTGGTGGTAATACATGTTTTCTCACAGACACTTATAGTTGGTATACCAGAGCCACAGCAGATGGATATCCACAAACAGCAAACCCAACAATTTCTGGTGGTTCTTCATATTCTGGAAGACGAAATACTAGTTTCGTTCCAAATATAGATCGCCCATTATGTGGTTATCAGGAGTTTACAAATATTCCTTTTTATCACGGTAGTTCATATTCAGGTGGATATGATGGAACATGGCATGTAGCCTGCACAATGTGGGTTAGACAATATTAAATAACAGAGGTTAAAATGGACAAAAGAATTAAAGCAGCACAAAATTTATACTCAGGACTTATTAACACATATAATCCTGATACGCAAGATCTTATCTGGTTAGATGGACATGAAACTACTCAGGCTCAGTGGGATGCTATCGCCAATGAAACGGCAAGGTTAAATCGTGCCGAAGAATATCCTTCGATTGGAGATCAACTGGATGCTCTCTTCCACGGCAATGTTTTTCCTGCAGAAATGCAAGCAAAAATACAGGAAATAAAAGACAAGTATCCAAAGGTTTAAAGAAACCCCTCTTCGGAGGGTTTTTTGTTATTAGAAGTTGCAGTCTCTGGTATTATAAATAAGAAGTATACAAATTTTATCGGATTCCAGAATGGCAACTATTAGTAATCTTTATGTGGACGCTGGAGCGACATACAGTAATATCATCACTGTTACGGCTTCTAATGGTCAGGCACTTGATTTGACCAGTTACACTGTCGCTTCCCAGATGAGGAAGTCTTATTCGTCTAGTACAGTCTATGCATTCACAGCCAGTATTTACGACGCTGCGACTGGAAAAATCCGATTACAATTAACATCATCTGCATCCGAAGCGATTCCTGCGGGAAGATGGCTATACGATGTCGAGATTACTTCTCCTTCTGGTACAAAAACCAGAGTGGTAGAGGGGATCGTTACAGTAAACCCTCAAATTACTCAAATATAATTATGGCAGAAATTACAGCAGTCGTAACACCTGATGAGGCATTAACAGTTGCAGTGTCGGAGGGTACATATGTGCTCAACTCTTCAACTAATTTGGCTAATCCAGCCGTAGTGGAATCAGTTTCTAATATCGCAGATGTCGATACAACTACTAAAATTAATGGATCAGTCCTAGTATATAAAACAACAACAAATAAATGGACTTCCACTACAATTCTTGATGCGCAAGATGTAACTGGTGGACAATATTAACGGTAACGGAGAATAAAAGATGGCATCAATAATTAGAATTAAAAGATCATCGACAGCGGGAAATCCAACAACGCTTGGTGCTGGTGAGTTAGCGTACTCAGCACTTACCAATAACGACTCTAATGGTGGTGATCGTTTATACATTGGTATCGGTACAGAAACTGCTGGCGATGCAGCAAACCATATAGTTATTGGTGGTAAATACTTCACTGATTTGCTGGATCATACTCGTGGTACACTAACTGCATCTTCTGCACTAATTACCGACGCAAGTAGTAAGTTAGATAACCTTAAAGTTGATAATCTAGATTTAAATGGTAACACAATCTCTTCTACTGATACTAACGGTAACATTACTCTTACACCAAATGGTACTGGTAAGTTAGTTCTTAACAATCCGTACATTAATGGTACAACAGATACTCTTGCTGAGTTCATCTATGATACAGTTGGTGGTGCGGTAACTGGTACTGCTTCGCAAATTGCTGTTACTAACTCTGATGTTGGTAATACTTCTACTATCTCTTTAATAGACACTGCAGTTACTGCAGGTAGTTACGGATCTTCTACTGCGATCCCAACATTTACTGTTGACTCCAAGGGTCGTTTAACTGCAGCTAGTACTGCTGCAATTAGTACAACATTATCATTAAATGCTGGTGGTTCTACTTCTGCCACTGTTGCTCTTGGTACTGATAACTTAACATTTACTGGTGGTACTGGTATTACTACTAGCG